TACCGTGCCCGATGTTGCTCTGCGTAAGTTATCAAGAAGTCCAGGCTTGTTGAGGCGATTGAATGCTTTCTCTACGCCCTCCATCTTTGCAGCAAGGTTGATAGATTCCATTGCAAAGTCACGGATCATATCAACGGCAAAGGATGCTCCAATGGTTGCGCCTAAAGCACCAAAACCACCGCTTAATTTCTTCAAGCTGTGGTCAATGTTTTGCATACCCGAGCGGAATTGCTTCAGGTCTGCTCCAATCTTAAAATCTATATCAGTACGGCTCATTTACCAAACACCTTGTTTATTCCTTTTTGCACTTCCTCAAAGCTCGCTGCCTTGTGTACTTTTTTCCTTCCATCCCAAGGGAAGACCGCCAAATCTTTAGGGCTTATCCTTCTCTTGGTATGTGGTGCAACATTCACTGCTGCTTGCCACCTTGTGGTTTCCCACAGCAGTTCAGTGTGGTACTGAATGTGCCGCTGGAAGCCTTCTCTTTTGTTGTGGAACTGCCTCGGAGTCATATTATAAAACTCCTCTACGCTCATTCCCATCTCACCCAAGCCTATCGCTTCCAATGCGTCCCAATCAAGGGATTCAGGGGCTTGGGTATTTACTTTTTTTCCTCGCTACTTGGCTTGATAAAAGAGGCAACAAAAAGCTCCATACATTGATTGATAAGGGTACTGTCATCATCAAGCAAATCGGCAACATCTTCAGGAGTAAGATCAAACGCTTGCTTCTCAACACGAGCGCCATCCTTCATCCCCGCCCATACCAAGTTGATGGCGTGGTCGATGCTTATGCTTTGCCCTATCTTCTCAAGCTCTTGCAATTCAATACCGCTCTCATTGCAAAAGAGCCTTAATGCGTTAAAGCCATACTTTACTGGGTATGCCTTCTCTCCTACTTTAATCAGTTGTGTTGTCATTGTTGTGTTGTTTAATTAAGGGAGAGCGCAAAGGCCCTCCCTCAAAAATTTACGATTGTGTACCTTGAGTCAAAGTACCCGTTCCTTGGAAAGAGAAAGAGAATGTTGCATTGTCCTCTACCCCAGCATCCGTTGAGAACTCCGTGAAGTATCCCGTTCCGCTGTAGTATTTCTCATCCGTAGCTTCAGAACCAAACTCAATGTAGATAAGTGTGCGGCTTGACAAATGTCCGTAGATATCGTCAGGCGTTGCCTTACCACTGTTGCTGTACACTACCAAGCCTTCACCCGAAAGAGTCCAAGACTTTTGTCCTTCTAATACTTCCATCCAACCCGAGCTGTCCTTTGTTGAGGTATCACGAGTTGCCATTGTAACGCTCAAAGAAGCGTTGGTCATCTTACCAACGGTTTCGTATGTTACCCCGTCGGTGCCGATGCGAACTACCACATCGGTGCTATTCATTACTGATGTACTTGCTGCCATCTTTTTTAATTTTATGATTTCACTATTCTAAACACTAAATCAACTGCAACCGCAAAAGTCTCCTCATCGACATTGAAAACCTCGTTTTGGTTATCAAAGCCACACGATTGAACATTCACGCCCTCAATTGTTTCTTTCATTCGCACAAATGCTGTACGTATATTTTCTACTGCTGTTTGCAATATACCGTAGTTATCTCCTACAAGAGTAAGCTCCACATTAACAATATCAATATGGCTGTCAGCGTCTTTAGATCCTTCAGGTCTTATGCTTGTGGTATCGTAAATGCAAAAAGGTCGGGCACTCGTTTGAGCTCCAACCAGGGGATAAACACGCCCAGCAAATACGCTGTTTAGGTTGGCAGTGTTATCAAACTTGTATTTTATTACTTTACCAATCATTTAAAACCTATTCTTTGTCCAAACTTTAGCCTCTTGATTTCTGCTTTGGTTATCGTTCTAAAGTTACGGACAAAACTTACATTTACTTTATTCTTAGCTGCTGCCATTGCTTTTTGAGCAAAGCCTAGGTTCTTAGGATTTTTGTATCTGTCTTTTTGTTCCGGTCCTACTCGAAGCCATCCAAAGTTTATCATCCCAGCATACCAACCGCCTTTATTAGGATTTCTATATCTTCCAGTCCTTCTTGGACCGACACTCATGCCTACTACATTTTTGTTTTGCAGTGCTTTTGGTATTTTAATGCCAACACTATTGCGCAATTGACCAGGTTGTATTTCAGCTACAATCTTACCTTTTTTGTATACCTTAAATACTTCATCAGCATCTTTAATATTCCGCTGATACGAATCGACCATTGGAGGCAGTGCTTTTCTTCCCACTTTCTTGAGGATTCTCTTCTTGAGTCTATCATCAAGCTTGCGGAGCTTTTTCATTACCTCTTCTGCGCCCTCAACACTTACTTTTACTTTCTCCATCACTGCGCATCAGACCACAAGCAAACTATCTTAAGGAATGCCTTGCGAGCATCTGCGGATTGGATGGCTTGAATCTTATAGGTATTGTTGTTGTATGTTATACGCATCTGCTCATTCACATCAGTGCGGTAGCGAATGATAAACTCTACCTTCTTGGTAGCAGCAATCATATCGCCATCTTCTCCTTCACTACCAACACGCTCCTTAACATTTGCCCATACTGAAGCAAGGGTAGAGTAGGTTTTCACCTCTTGCCCAAAAGTATCCGTAGTCTCACTGAATGTTTGCAAAGTGATTCTACGATCCAATTGCCCAGCTTGGTCAATCATTAGAAGGTGAAGATTCGGAATGGATTAAACAAATACTCTGATGCTGTTGGCATCTTTCTCACTCGGTCATCTCGCTTGTCATACAAATCGCTAATGATAAGAAGCATCCCTTGCTTTAATGGAGTGGGAATACTGCTTACATCCGTACCCACGGTGTAGCGAACGATGACTTGATTGATGATTCCGTTTGTCGCAAACCATCCCGCTGTTGAAGCAATCCTTGCGGGCTCGCTAATAGTATCAACTACATACGCAGATGAGGATACGGTGCTCTCGCTACCTATCTCATCAACATACTTCACCGAGGTGATGCTTGATACTGGGCCACGGGATAAGTAGATGATGTCCTTATCTTGTGCATTCCGATAGTTTGGGAATCCATCAAAATACTCATCAATGGTAGTAGTAACGAGGATCCTACGAGTGTATTGCTCGCACATCTCCCGTGCAGCAGATATCAACGCACCAATAAGTGCATCTTCATCACTACCATCTACACGCAAGAAGTTCTTTGCTTCTTCTAATGTAATCGGCTCACTTGCTGCCGCTGTTACTACTGAATAGGCCATTACCTTGTTTCTTTACTTTTTGGTTTCGACACGCTCTTCTTGGCACGCTTTTTAGGGGGCTCTGCAACTGCTTCGCAGTACCCAGCGTTCAAGAACTCCATCGCTCTATCGTTGGGGAGTTCCACCTCCGCACCTTTGCGGAAGCGGAACCCATTACCAACAACAGTCTTTTTAAAGACTACTTTCATCCTTATGCTTGGATCAAGTGCTTAACAGCTGCGCTATTCAAGACTTTAGAGTCAGAACGCTTCCAGCTTACGAAGCCTACCTCGAGCTCATCAGCGAAGCGCTCGTTTAGGCGTAGCATCTGAATACCACCAGCGTTACGAACTACGAATTGGCTGAAGTCAGCAGCAACCATAGTTTTTGTTCCCGTAGCGATGCTTGACTGCATATCGTTGTTCACATAAACTGGAACACCGAAGATGCGGTCAGGCTGACCTACTTCCATTGAAGGAATGAAGATTGGGAAGTCGTTTGCAGAACCAAGTCCTAAAGCACGAACAGCAGCGATGATGTTATCGTGAGCCATCAAACCGAAGCCAGGCTTGTTACGGTAAGAAGGATCGATTGAGTAAATCAAGTCAAGGATATCATCAGCAGTGATTGCAGTTGCACCAGCAGCAGTGTTACCCAATGCAGAGCCAGTCACGATACCTTGTGGTTGGCTTGAGCCAGTACCAGTAGTGAATGCTACGTTAGTTGCACGAGCGATACGCTCACCCATTGCTTCAACCAAGAACGAGTTCAAGTCAAAAGCAGAGTCTTGCAACAATTGCTGAGATACACGAACCAAAGAGCTGTAGTTGTAAGCAGACAATTGAGCGTTGCCAAAAGTCATATCTTGTACGGTTACAGCACCAGCTTCAGTCACCAAGTTTGCGTCAGTAGCAGTATCGTTCAATGTTGGGTAGTCCAACAAACCGCCTGATGCAGTGTTCAACTTCTTAGCCAAACGCTCAACCTCACCAGTGAAGGCAGTTGCTACATTCAACTCATTGCTGAACTCTTGAGGTACCAAGTAGCCACCTAAGTTGTCAGTTCCAGCAACTTGGGTT